ACCCTTAAGTTTGAGAGAATAAACAAACTTATCGGTGAGAATGTTGTGAGGACGAAACTCAACTTGCATGGATTTGGCGGTGAGTTGCATGAGGTGCGTTTCTTTGACTCTCTTAATATACAGGGTTTTAGCGTCCTGTGCCACATGTGTGGACACTACGTGGACTGTCACTGTGGATCTGAGTACCTGTGCTCCTGACTCTTATAATCAGGATATTCATTATCTGATTTGATAACCTTTACATTCTTCCATTGATAGTCAGGGATGCACACATTTACTGCTCGTATTGGTCCTTCTGTTCCTTCCAATGTTAGAGTGAAATAACTTGTGGTTGGTTCTGGATGTAAGTGTGATCTAACTGCAAAACAAATACAGTTGACATATCCTCTGTATGCATCAACTTCTACTAGATCACCTCGTTGGAAATGAAGATCACTCTCCTTCTGGGGTTGGTAGTTCGGCATCAACTGTCTCAAAGTAGGAACGATCTTTGTTGTTTGGATTTGGAAGTCTGAAGATAGTCTTTAGATCATTAAGATCTTTGATCTCTTTCTTTAGATCATCAATCTGATCTTGCAATCTTGCGAAACAATGGTCATTGTTGTTTTGCAGCATCAGAATGTTCTGAATTGCCAATTTGAAGTCTTCCTCGGTCATCTGCGTTAATTAGTGAAAGTTGACGTTGTAGTTCGTATTCTACCACAATGAGGTGCTGATGTAAATACTGTTTCCATTTATTATCAATGGTAAGATTTTGTACCTCATTAATGAGTGTGAGTGCGTTAAGCAATCTCTCTTTTTCTGTGTTCATTAATATCTAGTTGGAATTTTATCATACATCCATTTCTGTGAGAAGTATTCATGTTCTTCTGGAGAATGGACTTTGTATACACAAAATGATTTTAGATCATTAGCACGATCTAGATATTTCTTATGATATACTGCTACATCGTCGATGCAAGATAGTATTTCTTCAAATATCTGTCGTGACGAGATTGTCTCATCTTGGAGGTAATCGTCAATAACATTTTGGAGACGATCCTTGCGCTGTTGCTCATAATTTTTCATTGGAACTCTTCATTACGTCGTTTGTCAAGGTATACAAGAACCTCATCACGCCACTCCATCAACTCATTAAAACATTTTTGTTCATGTGCGTCGCGACGTAACTCATGATCTGCTTTCATAACACTTTCATAGAAGATGTAAAATGCATCTTTGCGTTTCTCTTCCTTTGTGGTGTTCCAGTTCATTGAATTCTAACGTTGACTAACATAGTTTATACGAGAACGAGGTATCTTGCAAGGGGTTTTATTATTTCTTTATTATTAGTCCTCAACCCTATCAACTGATTGGATGTCACACACTGGTACCTCGTGCTCACCACCAATCAAATACCATGGCATAATCTCACCATGATACTCTGGATGTCCTTTAAAATCTTTAGGGTACACACGGTCACCGATGTACTTTAGTTCGCTTTCTGGAATACGATGATCGCGTAACATTGCTTGTAGCTGCAAGTGCGTCAACTGTGGTTGCGTAGGTACTTTCATTGGATCTCCATTCCTTTCTCATTTTAATGTATGTCTCACTTTTTGCAACCATGTCACGTACTTTCTTAAAGATTCGTGCAGATTCGGCAAAGTGACAATCAGCGTGGTCTTCTTCTTGAGGTTTAATGCTACCATCGTCATTATACTTTGTACCTGAGCGATGATTAGCATAGCGTCTTGATCTAGTAAATCCCATTTCTAGAAACTTACGACACATGTCCATACCTATGAAGTCTTCAACTTCTAGGTAATCAAGATACATGTCAAATATAGTATGTGCAGACCATAGTGCTATCTTGGGAGTTTTGAATCTCCAATGAGCACAAATAAGGTTTGTATAAGGGCGAACCAATAGAACCCCTTGCTCGCCTCTTCCGATACGATATAGTTGGCGAGTTTCTTTGTCTGTAAAGTCAAGGTCTTCATAGGGGAGTTCATAACAAAATTCAAGCATTTCTAATGTTGAAGGAGAAAACGACACGTTCTGATTCAGATTGTACCACCTTACACTGATGTGTCAAGCAAGATGGGAAGAAGATGACATCTCCCTCACTGACCTCAGGCACGTATTCTATCACGTTACCCTCAATAAAGTCAAGAAATGGTGCGAAGAATGATGTAGGACTGTGATCATCCTCTAATTGTGCATAGAATATTGCTGTATAACCCAATGCTCCGTGGTTATGGAGTTGATGATAGTCTCCACGACCATATCTCTGACCCCATACATTTGTAATCTGAAATGCATGTGGGTATACATCATCAAATTCTTTCAATGAAGGTTGTAGTATATCAAACAACTTCTCTGCATATGGTGGTAGTTCACCCTGTTGGTGATACTTAAAATAATCTGTTTTATGTCCATCACCATCCTCAACATCAAGTAGATTGTTGATCTCTTCTTTATAATCACTCCAGTTCTCGACAGTGTGTGTGAAGACTGGAATTATAAATGCTGCGTCACTGTTCACACGTTCTTTCCTTTGCGTAATGCATCATTATCATATTCAATAACACCATCTGGTCTTACAACATAACAATGATACCAGTATGTGTCATCACTGACCTCATCCTTACGAGGGAAATAGTCATTCACAAATTCTTCTGCAACGTCTGTATTTCTAAATTCAATGTATCCATAATACTTACTCTCTAGTGTGACAGCAAGTTCTGCTGGAATCTCCTCATCAATCTTATAATAATCTAATACAATTTTCTTGGCATCATCCGATGTCACTTCTAATCTTGGGTTCTCCCAGTATACTAAAGCACCTGAGATAGTAGAAGCATATGCTTCAATCTGATCCCAGTCTCTAGCACTATCAAATGTCTGAAGGTTCTGCATCTTTGTTCTCTACTTTCTTTAATTTATAAGCAGCACTAACTCTAATACCATAGAATTCTCTGCTTACGTCTTCTGCACAATGTAAAATGTCTGACGGGAAGCACACTGCTGATCCTGGTTTAGGAAATACACAATCAAATCTACCATCATCTTGTACAAACATAGTCTTACCACCCCACATAATATCCCACACAGGATTGCAGAATATTAGAAATGTGTAGTCAGCATCATCTTTGTGCATGAAACCATCTAGTCCTCTTGTATGTCCATTGACATAGTAATCAAGGATCTCATGTTCAAATGGTACGAGGATCTTAATTTTCTCAGGAATATGATTATCAAAGATAGCATGTCCCTTGATATCCATCTTCCAGAACTTCTTATGTGGTGCTGTATGATCAGATGTAGCACCCCACTGCCATCTAGCACGACTGCAGATCTTTTCAATTTCCTGCATCTCTTCCTTCGTGAGAATAGTATCCCACGACATAATATCAGTTAACAAAGACATACTAATTTCTCATTTGTAATTGTCGCTTGATGATTCCACAACGTACGTGGTCAAGCAATACCAGAGTATCATAATCAAACTCAGCACCCTCTGCTATATCATGAAGTTTCAAGTATAACTTATTCAATTCAGTGATATAGTATCTCATGGTAGGATCAGGGATTGCACTTTCCATCCAGAATGTGACACACTTTCTAACACCATCAGTTACTGGTCTAACACCATGAATGAAATCAGATTGATAAATTAGGATCTTACCTGGTTCTAGTCTTCGTTCAATAGTTTCTGTTCCTATTTGAATGAAGTGTTCACCACCCTCATAATCATCATTCAGTGTGATAACAGCAGTATAATCTGTTCTGTTGCCCCACATGTCCCAGTAATCAACGTGATCAGCATAATGCTGTCCTAGTTCATACTTTAGCATGTAGCAAGGACTTGCCTTGTTAAGTGGATGTAGATGTGATATAGGAGAATTTCTTAAAATCTTAGCGATAGCAGTATTTGCCATCTTATTCAAATCAACATCATCTTGTTGTGTATTGTCCTTTACCAGTTTATCTTTAGGACCTGTCCTAGCACCATCAACAAACTTACCTGCATCAAAGAGACTAAGTATCTGTCTTAATTGATTATGGTCAAAGAAATCATACTCATATATCATAGTTTCTGGATCTCCGCTAAACTTTTAATAAATGAATCACAAGCTTGCTTGTATTGTTCAACCACATTAGGTAGAGGAGTACACATATTAACAATCTTGTCATAACCAATCAAGAATGATGTGTCAGACGAGAAGAATTTCCATGGTGTAAAGATAACACCAACTTGTTTATTTTTAATAGGTCCTGATCTAGTTAATGTAAATGGGTATATCATATTATAACATACCTTCTGTTCTTCACCATTAACTGTTTCTACATGATCTTTTAGATTAGCAATCACCTCTTCTCCCGTCACCATCGTGAGAATGAGAATATTTAATTTATCATCCATAATTTAGTTAAACGTTGTTTGCTTTAATTTTTGCTAGTAGTGCATTTAATTCATCTTCAGTTGAAATTGATGCTGCTTCCTCTTCAGTATAAGGTGCAGGTTTGAAGATGACATCAGGGTTTTTAATTTTGTAGTTAGATGCAATTGTCAATACAATTCTTCTAGCATACTCCCCATACGTCGATGTGTCAAATGTTCCAAATTGAGTAGATGTTGATAGGTATGCTATACCTTCATTTAATTTCTCGTTGTTTAAATCAACTTTACTCTCCCATGCCTTGTACATGATAGGATTGAATGGGAACTTAACATCATCAGCATCTTGACCATCATGGTCTGCAGGCAGATCTCTCAACTTTTGTCTGTACGTTGTCCATAATGCCTTTGTATCTGCATCAAGAGCAGCATCAGGCATCTGTGTCCAATCACAATCTGAGAGTAGATAGTTTCTAATCATTCTGATACCTTCCCAAGATACCTTATTCCATCTACCAAACTCATTATATAATTTCTCTTGGACGATCTCTTGTTCAGTATCCTGATACTCAAAGTATTTCTCTTTAAGTGTCTCAGCAATTGTCTTTACTTCATCCTCAGTGGGTTCCATCCATTGGTATGTTTTCCATGCTCTTTCTTTAGTCGCACGATCATACACATATTTTTTCTTTTCAATACCATATGACCCATCACTGAAGTAATTCAAGTGAATCAAACGGTCTCTATCTGATGTCCAGAATGGATAAAGAATGTTTTGGATATTGGCATTCCAATAGTCCTCTTCGATGAATTGTGTCTTTCCATCGACAATAATCATTCTTTCTAGTGCATTTACTTGCACTACTACACGTATATCTGCCATTTGATTAAGGGATTTTAATGAACCAGCCTGTCGCAATATATTTATCATGGGTAAAGACTGTGTTCCCACGATGAACATGTGTCATGCCTGCTGGCCAGATCAATAATGTACCTGTTTGTGGTTTATATCTCTTCTTCTGATACAAGAATTCTGTCTCTGCTTCACCATCTGGCATATCATTTAAGTATACCATCCATGCCAACTCTCTGTTTGCTGCTCTGAAACTAGAGTTTTCATAATGCCAAGTATGATAACCACCACCAACTGGAGTCTTTTGTACTTTTAAACCAACGGATGATAATTTAACTTTGTTGATATGGTCATACTCTTGTTTATAGTTCTCAAATGCAGAGTTCAGATATTTATAGAAGTGTGCAGACAATCCCATGTCAATATCATCGTACATCATGCTAACATCATGACGTGCTAGTTTCTTCTGTGGCATTTGGTTACTGCCATGCTGTACGTAATCTGGATTGATCTCTAAATGCTTTTCAAAATTAGATATAATAGAATTACATATCTCATGATGTACAAATCTCCTGTATACACCAATAAAATCTTCAAACTTTCCTTCTATTCTATCAGGATCAATGATCAATCCACTCTCTCTCGCTTCTAACATTAATAAGCTCTGATCATATACTTAACTAAATGATACCTCGTTAACAGCGGAATGTCAATCTCTGGTTGCA